CTACCAATTCATGACAATCAATTCCTTCTTGGGTGTTCGGCCCTTCATGCCACCTACAGTGTAGGTGATCGGCACGGACTTCATGGTCATGTCGTGATACACGTCGCGCATCTCAGGGCAGTCGTTTACGCTGATCACCATCTTGCCTTCTATGCTGCGGGCTAGTTCGGCCATGAGGTGGTATTCAGGCAGCCCGAATTCAATGCCGTAGCCAGCGGTGCCATAGTATGGCGGGTCGCAGTAGAACAGCGTGTGCGGCCTGTCGTAGCGTTTGATGCAGTCAGACCAGCTCAGGTTCTCGATGTTGACCTGGTTGAGCCGTAGGTGCGCCATGCTTAGGTGTTCCTCAATGCGCAGCAGGTTGATGCCTTCACACCTTGTAGTGCCGGTGCCGTAGTTCTGGCCATCCACCTTGCCACCGAAGGCCAGCTTTTGCAGGTAGAAGAACCGGGCAGCACGCTGGATATCGGTGAGGGTTTCGGGGCGTTTGGTTTGTTCCCATGCAAACACCTGGCGTGAGGTAATAGCCCACTTGAACTGGCGTACAAATTCCTCTAGGTGATTCTGGATAACCCGGTACAGGTTAACCAGCTCGCCATTCAGATCGTTCAACACCTCCACCTGGCTGGGCTGCTTTTTGAAGAACAAGGCAGCCGCCCCGGCGAAGGCTTCAACGTAGCAGGTATGTTCCGGGAACAACGGCAAGATTTTATCGGCCAGGCGGCTTTTGCCACCCATCCAAGGGATAAAAGGTTTGGTCATCGTGAGCCTCTATATTTTTGTGCTAGGCTCCAAACGCTGCGTCGACGTAGCGGGAAGCCTTGGCTGGCTCACGGTGTTTAGACACCGTGGGTTGGTGGCAGGAAGCGTGTTGATGCACAATTCCTGCCGCTTCTTTTTCTTTACCGTTTACAGCAATTTAATCTAATCCCTGCACGTATCAGCGGCATTGGTTATGCCACTCAATCACATCCACCAGAACTCCCGCCGCCGCTATCGCTGCTCGAAGAGCTATCGCTATATGAACTGCTTGCGCCTCCGCCTCCAAAGTCGCCGCCCCCGCTAAAATTTGAGGATGTATCGTGCGAGTGACCCCCGCTGGTATCGTTAAGAACCATCGACATCAACAGCCATTGGTTGGTATTGGAGTCATATACTTCCTGTTTTCCTGCAACTACTCTCTCTCTCGTGTAGCGTCTCCGGTCAATCTTTTTCATGCTATTCTCCGTGCCATGCTCAAGGGTTGGTGGCAGGCCGTGTGTTGACGCACATTGCCTGCCGCTTCTTTTATTGCTTGACTTAATATCAAGTAGGTTGATAAATAATCAGCAGCGTTAGCGTTATTCCTGCCAATAAAATTACGTGGAACCCAGCCATATCGAGTATCGCAATACCTAAATTTCTGCGCCAGAAAACCCATGGCAAGGTGACCAGTGCGACAACCGTGCCCCATATCCAATACACTGGATTTGATTGGCTTAAATGCGCCTTCCATGTCATCCAGTTGTTATGCCAACCAGGGCGAACTCCAGTAATTAAGCCGAGGCTGCCAAAGTCGTGCGCAGCACAAAGCAATCGCGCACATGTTAACCAGCGATGAATATATGTCTTAAACGGCGTGGTGCAGCCATCGGTATATTTTTTCGCCTTCAATAGCTCCTTTGTTTTTAACAGATAATCTTCAACATTCATATTTAAAGTCCTTAATTTAAGGTGTTTCGAGATCAAGTACTCGGGCTTCTAACGCGATGATGCGTGCAGATAATTCCTGCACAGCCTTGATTAATGGTATTAACAACTTGCCGTATGACGCCTCTAGTTTCTCAGGATTCTCCTGATAAACTAAATCCAGCCATTCATTACCCACTTGAGCGGCTTGCAGTTCTTGAGCAATGAATCCATATGATAAATTCGCTGCCTTCTTACTGCTATCACTGATGCCATCATCATACCAATCGCGCCGATCCCAATGAAACGTAACAGGGCGCAATGTATTAATAAAATCTAAACCTAGGGGCAAATCAGCAATATCGGTTTTATCACGAGCATCAGACAATGATGTGATTGTTGTAATATTGCAGCGCAATACAGCTATATTCAAATCGCCTAATGTAAATTCATTATTCGCTGCGTTTGTCGAGGTCTGCGCGTTATAACCGACACTAGTATTGTTAGATCCAGTGATTAAATTTGATGCAGCAGAATCACCAATTGCGGTATTATTATTGCCTGTCGTAATATTTTGACCCGAAAATGTACCATTTCCTGTATTATTGCTGCCGGTGCAGTCTTGCAGTGATAAATAGCCACAGGCCGTATTATTATTACCTGTCGCAATAACTTGTAATGCGCGATATCCATATGCGGAATTACGTTGTCCTGTGGTAATTCCGGCCAAAATGTTACCCGGCTCACCATGCGCAAAATTAGTTGTATCAACAATTTCAATGCCTAATGAGGCAAAGCTATTATTGAGCACGGTTAATAACTGATTGTTTTGTGTTTTATCTAACACCACGCCGGCATTTTCAATAACCGCGCAGATTTCTTCTTGTAATGCGTTCGCCCAATCGACATCAACAATAGTTTGAGGCTGAAAGTAACTATTCGGATTCGGCCCAACAGGTTGTGGCGTGGGCAGCACAGCTGCCGATGTTGCATTATCAACGCGATGCATAAATCACCTCTTTAAATATAATTAAATGTAACAATGGTATGAGCGGGCTTGAGTGTTTGCATGGCGCACTCCAGCAAATTATTAAGTGATTGCACCAATGGATCACCGATCACAGATACGCCAGTGCGAAAATACACAGCATTCACATCAAGCGTGGCATTCACGCGCCAGGTGTATCCAGCTAATTCTGTAATCGTAATAACGAACCCAAGGCGTGCAGCAATATCAATAAAAAACTGCCGCGATAAACTGCGTTGTATGGTTAACACTCCCATCAACGCGCTGTGCCGCTGCTGTAATGTTTCGATTTCACCCGTGCAGTTATCCGGCAACCCGGCTACACGTTCCCAATCCGTTAACAATTCCACGGATGTATCTGGATAAACTTCAAGCATTAAATTTTCTACTCGCGCATCAATACGCGCCAATTCTTCGGCCAGTGCATCCAGCAGGCTAATAAACGTGCTGCTAGTTTGCACGGCAGGCCATATTACGCCAGGTGGCAATAATGCAATTAACTGGGTTTTGTAATCGTCTTTGGTCATCAGCTGAACGTCACGGTGCCCATGGTGGCAATCTGGTTAGTGGTATGCGTTACGTTGGCTGCAGGTGCAGTTAATACATGGTCAGTTTCGTCTGCTGCCAAACTAATCGCCTCGCGAATGCGGCTGATGCGTATCGTGCCACCTGGCGCGCTATCACGCAGAATCAAATCTTTTAATTCAGCGGTGACGGCATCTTTTACTGCTTGCGTATTGGGCGACACAGTCAGTGTAAAATTAATGGGCACCGCTACTGGCGCAACAGCGGTAAAACCATTTATAGCGATCGCTACCGGGCGGCGCGCATCAATATAATTTTGCACAGCTGTTACATCACCGGCCAACGGGATCCCGTTTGCGTAGCTGTCATCCATCATGAACCGCACCACCACCGTGCCCGCACCATTTTCCAGTGGGTAACACCAGGCGCGCGTAACACCCGCCATTTCCAACGCCCAGGCAATATAATCATGCGCAGCACCGCCCTGTGCTGGCTGTTGAATTCTGGCAAGTAACCGTGCGCGCAAATCGTCGTCAGATTCAATATCCAGCCCACCAATCAAACCAGCGCCATCTACTGCTGCCGTGCTGTTAACACCGGCAACCGGCGTAACAAAATTCAAATTACTGGCCGCTGCTGTATTACCTGCAACACCACCTGCAACTGCCGTTACACTCGCATTCACCGTGCCGGCAACAATGGTTGCATCGGCATCGGTTGTGAATTCCACTGCGTCGGATCGTTGCAATAACGTGCCCGCCGGTATCACGCTGCCATTGGTGCCGGTACACACCACAATACCGGTTGCACTCACGGCAGGTTTACGCAGTACATTCCAGATTACGCTCCAGCGATCCAGATATTCTTTTTCTGCTGTGTCCGGCAATACCTGTTTGCTGATCCATTGTAGATAGCCATACAAACCATGCACCGCACCGGCAAACACACGCGCCAGAATACCCAGCAGGCTGTAACGCAATTTTGGGTCCGTGCCTGGCAGGCGGCTGGCTACGTCCGCTTCCATGCGATTGCTCAGGTCTTTTAATGTGGGTCTGCTAAAGGCCATTAAATCGACTCCAATGAATATTCAAAGAATGCCTCAAACGGTTTGCCATCGGCTTTGTACAGTGTTGCGCGTATGCCGAGCACGCCGCGAGCAACCCATTCCGTATCTACTTCAATGCGGCGCACCACGTTGTCGGTGAGCTTCCATTGCAAAGCCTCGATACAATATTCACGCGCCGTAATTAAAACACCTGGTGTTTGTTTTGAGCGGCGCAGCAGATACAGGCGTGAACCAATTTTGTCGCCTTGCGCACCCAGTGCATCGGCCCACCAGCCACGTTTGTTTTGGCTGCCATCGGTTAATTCATCTACATCATTTGCCTGGCGATCAGTGAACAACGAAATGATAATGGCGGTACGTAAGCCGTTATCCACCAGCACATCGGGTGCCTGTATGGCTATGTCAAAATCTAATCCCGTAGTTTGTTTGAGTGCGATATCCATTTACATGCTCGGCGTTGGAACGCTGGTTGGGTTGCCCAGGTTGCCGGTGTGGGTGTGCAAATTAAATACATCGCGCATTGCCTGCATGCTGCCGGTTGCATCACTCACATCACCAGCCGCCACGATGTCACCGGTGCATTCCAGCAATGGTGCATCGACTACTAATTTGGTGGCGGCCTTGAGATAAATTTCACCGCCATTCTTCAAATGTATTTCTGATCCATCGTGCGTAAACAAAGCCACTTCGCCGAGTTGCAGATTCAATTTGCGATAACGCCGATCCGCCGCACAAAGCACCACGGTGTGACTGCGGTTACCGGCTAGGCTTGCCGTTAATACTTCAGCACCAGGTTGCGGGCGTGAGGTGAAACCGTATGGTTCAAAATGTTCTACGTCACTCAGCACTTCGCCATCAAGCACGGTAATTTGCAGTGTTTGCATATTGCTGCTGCTGTTGCTTAATTTCACAATGCCACGCGCCAGCATAAACATAATGCGTTGGCGTAATGGATGCAGTAAACGTTGTAAGGCTTTCATGCCCAACCTCCGTCATCGTCTGCGTCTGGTAATGCAACCAGGGCGTAAGCGGTTTCTGGCATTACCCGCAGTTCTGTGCGCTGGCCACTCTCATCCATCAAAAAACGCACTTCGGTAATTAAGCGATCTTCGTTGATACCCATAAACGCATCATTCACCGGTACTAGCGTGTTGATATTCCACAAACCATCGGCATGCCGCCAACCCAGCACCGTGTACACCACGGACTCGCCACGGCCAAAACGCGTGTTGCATTCCCACTGTGCCAGTTTTTTGCAATCGGCAATTTCTATATTGCCGTCCATCATGTTTACAAAGGGGCGGTGACGTTTGATGTGTGTATCTGATACGGCAGCAGATTTACTGCCGCTGGCTGCCGATAACAAACTGCTTTCGGTTTGCCCATTTACGGTGTACAGGCTGAAGCGTTCACGCTGTGAGAATTCACCCGATGCCGCCAGAATGTTGTCGCCCAGGGTGAGTGCTGTACTGATGCGTTGCGTGCCGGTGCGGGTGAATACCAGTTCGCCTTTTTCGTTGCTCACCATGCGTACCGCGCGGCGCTGGCACAAATTATTGAGCACCTCGAATGCCGAATCACCGGCACTGATACGTTTGAGTTTAAATATTTCGTTCAGGTCGGCCTGTACATTCTTCGGCACAATAAAATTGATGTTGAATGGCTTTAAAATGTCGGTTGCGATTTGTTTGAGTGAGCGTTGTTTGTACTCTTTGGCAGCCAGCATACCGTCAACCAGGTCGCCAAGTTTAGAGCGGCCTGCCACGGTTACGCTGTGACGTTCGGCATCGTATGCCGGTGTTAAATCCTCAATATTCCCACTCACCACCAGCTCACCGTCGATTAATATTTCACATGCAGGGCCGACTTTAATCGGGCGTGGTTGCGTATCTGCGCTCCAGCGGTCGGTGAGTGCTAATTCAAATGCATCGGCAATCATGTCGAGCGAGCGCTGTATGTTGATCTGTGTCCAGCCGCCATGCAGTGTGCCGTCTACTTTTAAAACAATGTCAGACATCGGCCAGTATCTCCAGCGCGCTGCCGCCTGGCACAAAACCGGGGTGACGAATGTTGCTACGTGCAATCAGTTCATCACTGCGCGTAATGTCGCCATACAACTGATGCGCCAACACCAGCGCAGGCAAATCAGTAGCCGGTGTGTAATACGAAAGCCGTGGCAATTTGGCACCGCGCACACGCGTATCTTCAGCCAATGCGGTACGCAGCGCCGACATGGAATCAAACACCGCATCGCCCATGGCCTGGTGCATTTCGTTTTCAATAGCGGTAATGATTTGATCACGCACGTTGATTGCATCATCCAACGTTGGCCAGGTGATGCCCGCTACAGTACGGCAGGCTTCGGCAATGGCAATGCGAGTCACCAGGCTGGCCACGGCATCCACGTTGGCAATTTGTTGCTGCCGGTTGCTGGTGGTGTTGGGAATAGAAGCTGACGGCGATGATGGTTTGAATAATGTTTTATAAATATCCAGTGCGCGTGCTGGGCTTTCTAACGAATTTTCCAAATTACCCAAGGTGTTGGCAATAGTGGCTGCCATTTCACCCGGTGCACGAATCAACTCTGTAATAGGGCCAGTGATGCCATCCACTACATTTTCAACCGCGCCCAGGATGTCACCCATGGTGCCCTGAATTTCAGTGATGTAATCCGCTGCCTGTTGCAGCACGCTGAAGTTGTCACCGAACTCCGCAATGCTATCTGCAATAGATTTATCAGCAGCCACTTCAACGGCGGTTGCGGTATCAGGTTGCTCAAAAATAAACTGTAAGTCACCGGCTTCTACGCAAGTGATGGTGAATTCTGCCATGCCCATGCGTTGCGAGTTTTCAGATTCGCGTGCATCGGTAATGGATACAATCATCACGCCCAGCCACGGGTGAATCAGCCAACCGCTGCCTGGCTTTTCAATTTCGGCAATTAAATTGTTGCGCTCGATGTCGTAATTATCACCAATTACAAATGCACGAAAAGTGAACGTGCGTGCCTTGCGTCCCAGATCCTCAACCACGGCTTTATCTTTAAGCGGAAACTCATGCACCTGGTTGCGGCGGCCAAAGCTCAAGTCGCTGCTATCCACCCAGAATGTGGCTTCGCGGAATTTACCACCGGGTTGATAGCGGTCGCGCCAACTCATTGCGTGCCTACTTGCAAACCGTTATCCACGGAAATGTTTACATCCTTGTTATCACTGGTGACCTTGGTTACGCGCGCACGGTTTTGTTGATCAATGATAATTTTTACCTGGCCGCTGAATTGCCCACGGCTTTCTTGCAATATTCTCTCGCGCTGCTTACGTGTTGCTTCGCTGGCAATGGATATCTCGGCTCGACGCTCGGCGGGGTCGCTGCCTAAATTGCCTAATAAAGTATCAGTTGATCTGCTTTGCAAAATATCGTTGGCTTTATTGGCCAGCTTTTTTACCGGCCCGGCCATCATCTCATCCGCTGCACGCATAGCGGTGGATTGAATATTGGCTAACGCGGCATTACTTGATTGTGCCGCCTCTGCTGCATTTAATAATGTAGTAGTGCCATCAGCCTGTACTTTATAAAACTTTTCAAGTGATGGAAGTGCGCCTGTGCGTTGAAACTCACCTGCGGCGTTATTAAATGCACGTACCGCCTGTGCATCGAATACAGAACCCAACAAGACTTTATTTCCCTTTGTCTTTTTTATGATGTCGGTCATTATTTCATTGATTGCTCGAAACCGGCCTACTTTTTCATCTTCGAATAATTGAATTCCTGCGCCTTTTAATATTTTTATTTTATCCGGGTCTGCCAATGTACGCAGCGTTGCTTCAAATGCCGTAGCTGCTGTATCAGCTTCACCCGTTCCCTGCATGGCAACTTGCAGGGCTGCGCCCATTTCCCGGATTGCTGGTACACCAGTACGCCCTAATGAGGTATAGGCATTTACTACACGTGGGCCAAGTGCCGCTAAATTTTGTAAAGTGAATGCGCCTTCCTTGCCTTGCACGTTCAAAATATCAATCGCCTCCAACACATCCTTGGGTGCTGTTATTCCCATTTTTTGAAACTCGGCCATGATGCCGCCAATGTTTTCACCAGCAGCACCTGTTGCCTGTATAGCCGCAGCAATGTTACGCAGATTATTTTCAGCAAATTCGAGGTCACCGGTTTTTTCAACGATCTCTGCTATCGCAGCCAGCATTTTGTTTGGGTCAACACGAAACTCAGGCATTTGAGAAGTCGTAAAAATGGTTTGTTTTAACTTCTCCATTTCCCTATTAGATTTATTTGCCTGTATGCCCAGGCGAAGATAACGCTCTTCGAGTTCCATTACCTGTTTGGCTGCATAACCGGCAGTGACCCCACCAAGCAGTGCCGTTGTTTTATTGCCCATCCAGCTGAGTGAATTACCCAGATCCCTCAATTCACCGCGCAGCGTCTTAATATGGTTACCCGCACTGCGAGTAAAGCGAAACATCGCACGCGAATAACGATTGGACTGGCCTTCAAGGTTGCCCTTCAAATCAATAACAATGGATGTTTTTAAATCATTCATGACAATGTTTCGAAGTACTCTAAAAGCCTTTTTAATGTAAGTTTGTGCAGCGTGTTTTCTGTCCAGCCGATGCGAATAGCCAGGACAAGCACCATGTCATTAATTGCCAGTGCTGCCCTGATCAGTTCGCCCCCGTGCGGCGTTCTCCTGTCCCATACGGCGGGCCTGCGCCTGGTCCAGCTCCTGGGCTTTGTATTGAATCAATTCAAAGTCATCCAGGTGCAGGCGTTGTAATTCATCCAGTGATAACGGGCCTTTAACATCGCCAATGCTCACAATCTGGCGGCGCAACATATTGGCGCCGGCCAGCGTTGGGCTGGTTACCAGCTCCGCACCTTTTTCAGTTGTTACTAACTTTTCAGATTCGAGTTGCGATTGAATGATGTCACCGGTGGTTAGATCACTCAGCACTACGTCATACAGAGTGTCTTTACCAACTTTGTATCCCACCGATAATTTAAACTTTGCTTCAGCCATACATCACCACCTTAAATCAGTTCGTCACATTCCTTGCCTTCCATCTTCATATCCACGTCATTGCCAGTGAGTGTGGGTGTTTCGGTGGTGTAGGCATCGCGCACTGTAAATTGCACGCCGGTGTCGGTTTCGAACATCACCGTGGCACTGGTTAAACCGGCCAGCCATTTCAAGCTGATTTTTTTGTCGTGCGCGATTTTAAATTCAACCGATGGCGGCATGTCCTCTTCGGTGAAGCCGTGTATACGGCCACCGCCTTTTTCAGTGGTGCGTTTTACGCCACCGATATCGAGTTTGGCGCCGTCCTTAGATTTGATTTCCTGACCATCAATGCGGATGGTGACGCGACCTGTTAACTGACCCATGTTTATCCCCTTAATTTATTTATTAACGGCGGTACTGAACCTGTTGTGCATGCGTACTGTACGGGCTGATGAGTTTCGGTGAATCCTGCACGTTTAAACGTGTGGGATTGCCCGCATCAATTTCAACCACCAACGCTGCCTTGTAACCTTCGTAATCCTGCACCCAACCATCGTCTTCCATGCCGCGATACAGTTGCAGCAATTCCACTTTGGCGATTTTGGGTTGCATCACCGGCTGGCCTGCGCCCACGCGTGCGTTATCGGCAGCGAGTTTGTGGCGTGGATATTTGAGTGCAAACAAGGAGCGCTGTTTAAAGCGTATGCGCTCCAACGTTTCTGGCGTGTTGATGTCGAGGTATGAATCATCGGCAATACCGGCACCGTTTAATTGATACATGGTGACCTGGCGTTCAATGCTCACGGTGCCATCGGCATTCACCACGTGCGTGGCCATGCCGTCATACAGCAATGTGTTGCGTTCAGGATTTGTCCAGCGTGCAGCAATGGCGGCAGGCAAAATGCCTGGCAGTAGCAATGTTTGCAACGGGCGCGCCGGATCAATTGACAATGCTGCGCCACTGATCACCGCATTCACACTCGCCCAAACATACGTGGGTGTAGGCGACACATTGGTGGCCATGCAACTCACGTGTGGATTGTTGCGGCCATTGCCAAAGGTGCTGCTGTTGGCCAGCGTGTTGCGGTACGCACAAAATGCGCGGGCGCCGATCTGGCGTAGCGGCCCCCAGCGATCATTCAGTTCTGTTTCCAGCGCCGTCATGTTGGTGGCATCGGTAAACGGCATTACCAGCCAGTTCCACCACTCATTGCCCATGGCGGTAATGGCGGTTGAAACCAGCGGATTAGTTGTGCCAGCTGCACCCGTTGCAATAACGGCTGCCACACCGGTGGGTATTTGTTCGCCGTAATAATTCAGGCGCACGTCGATATCGTTACCAGTTTCGCCACGCCATTTGCAGGTGAGCGTTACTACGTTGGCAACGGCTGCTGCGGTGTATGGCAATGTGGTGTCGGCATTAATGGCGGCAACAATGGCCGTGGCAATGGTGTTTTGCACATCGGTATTGTTAATGGCTACCGGCACTTTTTTACCGGCCACATACAATGCCAGCGTGCTGCTTTGGGTAGCGGTGCCGGTTACGGTAATCGTTTTGGTTGCGGCTACACCGGCACCGTTTTCGTCCAGCGCAATTGCCCAGGTTTCCACAAACTGGTTGGCCGCTTTCAGCGCCTTGATCATTTCGGCCAGCATAGAGCCACGGCCAAAATAATTTTCCGCTGCAGCGCTACTGTTTACCAATGTGGGCACACCTTGCGCCACAGTACCGGCTGCCAGGCGCTGGCCCATCACCAGCACTTTGTAATTGATACTGGCGTTACCTGCTAGTGAATTATCAAACTCGATGTAAACACCGGGTACGCGTAAGTTGGATGGGATGTTGTTGAATGAAATCGGCATGGTTTATTTCTCCACTTGAGTGTTTGGTTTGCCAGCCTTAACAACAGCAGGCGCTTCGATTTGCACTACGTCGCCATCGTGTAAACGGCGGCGCCAGTAATTGTTGTCCGGCACTTCGCAACCGGTGGCTGGCAACGGCTGGTTGTTTTTTTCCGGCATGCGAACAATTAAATTTTCCTTCGCCGGTTTAATGTTTAATGTGTTCATGTCATTGCTCCAGGGTGACGTTATCAATGGCTGCGGGTTCATTGTTGCCCGGCACCAGTGAGTGCTCGGCGTGGTAGGTTACAAATGCATTCAGCGTATCGGTGTTGATGCGGTATTCCATACTCAGATCAATATTGAATGTCATGGGGTACACGGTGAGGCCTTGCTTATCCAGCGCCAGGTTAAACAGGTTTTGCACGCGCTCGAATCTGAGCGTGCCGACATCGGTAACGGTGTGATTATTAATAGTTGGAATGAGCGCCTGCATAATGTCGTAAGCACCTATTACGCGCGCATCACCACTACGGCGTTGATCCTGGTCGCCCTGGCCGGTTACCGCATACACGGCAAACGATGCCGTCCAGGAATACGCGTCTTTGTTGCGGCCACCAAGAAACGCGACATACACAGCGGGTGCCGATGCGAACATCGCTTTTAAAACCTGTTCCGTTAATTGCCCAGGTACAGACTGCACCACGCGCAACACGTTGGGCAGTGTGGCGTTAACCAATGCAATTAAATTATCTTCAATGGTTTTAATCACGGCGTTAGAGCCTCTTTCAAAAAGTCTTCAACAATTTCATCAATCGCCATTTCATCGTCAGCACTGATGCCAATGAAAGGGCGTGCAATCATATCCACTGATTTGTTACGGCCAGTCTTACCGCCAAATTGGTGAATGGCGGCGTACACCATGTTGCTGCCGTGCTCTACGCCCAGGGCGTAGGTGTTGTGCGTGACTGAATCGCGCAAGTTGGCATAATCAACCAGCGTTTTGCCGCCTTCGTTCTGCGCACGTTCACTGGGTTCCCAGGGAATACCATCCGGGCCAATGCCGGAATCGAACCGTTGCAGCACGGCGTTATCCAGATGCCCGCCGATTTCATCGAACATGCTGTGCGTATCAAACTTTCCAAGCCGATCAAACGCGGCCTGAATGCGTTTTGTATCAATCTGGTATTCAAGTTTTACGCCGGTCATTAATATTCATCCCACGCATGCGCACTGTTGCCGGTGCGTGTTGTCATGTGGCCTGCTGGTGTGGCCACGGCAGTATCTTGTGCACCGAGGCTGGCGCGATTTTGCGACACATCACGCAACCAGCGCGTGGCCTCGGTGTAACGCTTATCCACTTCGTCGGTGGTTCGGTCATCCATTAATTTGTAACGCACCATGTCGTTGCAAAATTCCGGCAATGAACTTTGATCAATGAATGTTTGTTCCAGTGGCAACGTGTAACGCGGGGCGATGTATGAATCCACCATGCGTTCAGCAGAGGCAATCGCGTTTTGAATTTTCACCAATGCCTGGTCGGCATCGGCAATATCCTGCGCAGAATAGGCAGAGCGATCACCGGCGGTAACGGTGAGGCGAAGTAACACGGCCGTAACATTGGGTTTATCTGATGCCGCAATCAATGCGATTTCGGTATCGCCGAATTTGTTCAACAAGTTGAGTGGTGTGGTGTAGGGCATGTTTAATGCATCATGAAATAACGTATGCAGCTGTCCCGGCATTTGTTAATGCGCCGCCGTTTTGACGTTTTGTGTTGCGCTGATTAACAGTGATGACAGATCCATTAATCGTCATATCGGGGCCATGAGTCCCTGTGAATCCAACATTGCAATTTGCAAAATTATACGTATGCGGCTGTCCAGATGCTGGAGCATTAGATCCGTTATCAATCACCGAAAATGATGCGTGATTTATGTTGTTATCATAAAAGTCTGAATTCGATATATTTAATAATATTGGAGATTTCGCGCCAGCCTGAACGCCATAATTGATACGCAGGTTAGACGGCCACGACAAAGCAGACGATTGATCTCTGTAACGGTTACCCCTGATATTATTCAGGTACTTTGGCTTGGTACCAATATTCGCGTTACTTTTACCATTAATAATCAGGCATTCCCACGATGACGGATTATCTGAGTACAGCCCGTCGACAAACAATCCATCTGTGCCCGGCAGCCCACCATGATCTATCAGCTTAAAATGTAGATCACGAGCGACGAACGACAAACATGAGACTCCGTTGAACGGCTGCCGTTGATTAGTCAGACCGATGGAAACCGGTTGACATTCAGAAACACACTCATCGACTCGGAGTCTGATGAACGATCCGCTGAGGTACGGAAATATATTTGTGCTACCCCCGGCAAGTATCCCGGAGTGCATGTGTATTTTAGATAATTTAAGTAGGCCGAAAAACGACTGGCGCAGCGGATCACCATAAAAATGCGTATTGCCATTACCAACTATGGATATGTCAAATCCATCGGGTATCTGATACCCACCATTATTGACATAACTACCTGTTTCATAATCATCATCCGCCAGAATCAGCGTGATTTTTGTCGGCTTATATATTTGCGGGGTCAGGCTGGCCTGTGCCGCGCCGACGATGCCTGTGTCAAGGATCAAAATCTCGTCTGAAATGACCTTATTGATGGTGTAATAATGAGTGTCACCATTCACTGATCCATTATTATCATTATCTACGCGGAATAGATGTGCTGAATTAATGAGTTGAGTGACAAGATTGCCGCCGGCAATGCTGATGATGTCCGAATATTGAGTAGTGCTGAATGCGCCTGCGACATTTACTTGAGTAAGAGGCGTTAAATTATTAGCAATGTAGCTCAATGCGTCGTTCAGGTTTTGAAAATTCCCGTGCTTGCCTACGGTGAATGAATATTCACCCACAGGATATACGCCGACTCTGAATAACAATTTTCTGAAATCTGATAAATTCATATATTTCCGTTACGTGAAGATTAGTGCAGCGACAGTTGCCAGATCAGTTGCAAGCTGGTTGGCCGTACCGAGATTGGCCCACTGCTTGCGGTACGTTGATTTGTGTGTGCGGCAAATCGCCCACACTGGATCAGTTAACTCACTGCCGATTGGAGCAAAGCAGTCATACCAGTACGACGCATCTTCATACGGTTGCTCGGCCATGCGTTCCTGCATAATTTCTATCTGCCCATCAAGTGACCCACGCACCGGCTTTTCCGAAAACGTACCATCCGCATTTTTCACCAGAAGCATCATCGGCATAGCAATTACTCTTTAGTGGTTTTGATTTTTTCCCAGGCGGCATCGCGCTCATCTGCTGTCACTACCGAGTCGGTAATTTTTGACAGCGCTTTAAGCGATGGCTTGCCGTCTTCCTCGAATTGATTACTGCCTGGCTTGAGTTGCGCAATGGCGTCGGCCATCACTTGCTCACGTGCGGGTGGTGCTGGTGGTGCTGGTGGTGCTGGTGGTGCTGGTGGTGCCGCTTCAACATGCAGCGTGCACGAGCCGTCGCGAATGAGTTCGTTGGCGGTGTCAGCATCGGCTTCAAACAGTTTGTTGCAATGACGCTCGCCGTTGTACTTCACCGGGCGGTTTGCAAACAACATAACGATTTGCAGTTCGTTTTCTTTTACATTGGGTTTCTTGGCCATAACAACCTCGAATGGTTTTTTAAAAATGCCTGGCGTTTATAGTTGCCAGGCATTGCGTTGCTGTTTATGTCTATGTCTGGTGTAGTGGATTACGCCACTGCGGTTTTAATAACAAAGCCTGCGGTGATAGCGGTGAGCACGCCCACACGCTCGTGCGTGGTGCCGTAAATCCATGAACGTGATTCGCGATCCCAGTAGGGTTCTTCAATCAGTGGGTGGCCTTCGAGCTGATACGTGTAACCGTAGCTCGGTTCTTCGGCACCGCTGACCGTCTCGGGCACATAGGCGAGCACCACGTCGCTGCCCCAGATATCAATCGCGGCGTCAGCGTCGTTGAACGCAATGGCTTTACCCACCACCACCTTCTTCACTTTAAACAGCGATGCCAGCAGGGCTTCGGTGACCACACCGGTTTGGGTGTGTTTGATGCGGTCGAGAACGGCCGGGTGGTTATCCAGTGCCACCATCACTTTGGCGGATATTTCCATGACGTTTGGATACATGCCGATGCTGGAGCGTATGGCTTCGCGCCCCGCGCTCACATCGCCCAACGGGTCGGAGTTGACGTAGTCAGACCAGCGATCGGTGCCGGCCAACGTCAGTTGATGATTGACATCGTAATTGGCGGCGTTGCGCGCAATAGTCGCCAGCTGATTTTCCAACACCAGCGAGCTGGACTTCATCACCAGATTAACCGCCATGGTGGCCAGATTGAGCTTGGGCACTGCGCCGGCATCACGCATACGTTCGCGTGACACCACGGCATCGAGCGCGTGATTTTCCACAGCGTACGGGCGGCCCTGGTAGCCAAATACCATGCGCTTGGCTTTGCCGCCGGGCGCACGGGCGGTGTTGTACAAACGGAAACCGGATTTGTCGAACTCAATAACCTGCCCACCGGATTGCAAAACGGGAACAATGGGAAACAGGTCTTGGCCAACGTGGTCCGGGTGACGAAAGCCCAACGCAATGTTGGACAGAATGGGATCAATAACGCGGGTTTGGGCTGAATTTGGCATGGCTTAAAAGGTCCTCAAAATTCGTTTTAGATACGTTTAAATCAAATTTAAAAATGCGTGTTGTGTTACTTGGGCAGCAACATCACTTCGAGCTTGTCGCCCAGGGCACCGGCTGCTTGCATGGCCTTGGCGACGGACACACCGGCTGCGCGAGTAATGAACTGGCCGCTAGCGTTCACTTCCAGATCTGCATCCAGCGCAATGGCGGCACCGGCTTCGCCGATGGTGGTGCCGATCACATCCACCGGCACCTGTGCGCCAATGGCTTCGGCATCTTCTGTGCCCACGCCAAAAATCTTGGCGCCGGCTGCCGGGTAGTTGCCAGCCTGGGTAAGGGCGCGATGTTCCAGCACCAGGGCGGCAGCGGTTACAGATAATGTGAGTACAGGAATTTTTGTTGCGGGCATGTTGGTTTCCTCAGTTGTTTTCGCAGGCGATTACAGCTTCAACGTAATCGCACTTGTTTTGGTTCATGTATTGCACCGCCTTGTTATGCAGGGCGAGACGGTCGGGGCTGACCACTGCACCAGCTGGTGCGTGGAATTCCAGCTGACCGGTGTCGTCGGTTTGTTTGCCAGCATCGGATTCATTCATATCCACCTGCTTGGGCAGGCGGGATGCAAATTCACGGAACCAGTCCAGCGTGATTTTTTTGCTGGTAGCTTTTGTGTCACCTTCGCCGGTTGAAAATTCAAATTCCGCTGCAGGTTGTGCCAGCATGAATTCCACCATGCCAGCCGCTTGCGCAGGCGTGAGCTTGCCTGCGTCGATTAACGACGTGACAAATGCCTGGTGTTCGGTGGTGAGGCGCTGGTTGTGCGCGGCGGTTAGCTGGTTAGTCAGCTCGGTGTTTTGTGCGGCAAACTGCGCCGTTACGCCGTCACGCGCACGCTGTTCAAGGGCTGCAATTTCTTCATCGGTATACGTTTTTGGCACAGGCTTATCTCCATTCGGTTTCGTATATGAATTAACAGTGGGTTGATTTTCCAGGCGCTGCTCTACTGCCAGCTCTCCCAGCATTTCCAAATCAAAATCGCTAACAACCCGATCAGCTTTTTCCGCACCAAAATTTTCAATAAGAAAATCGCGCAGGCGGCGAAATGTGCGGGCCACCGTTCCGGTGACATACGCGTCGGATACAAATTCGATTTCAATGGATTTGTCGTCGGTGGCAAATTGCACCGGCTTAAGACCTTCAACAGCAGGTGCGGCGGCGCCTAGCCAGCCCACATGCGCCAGCGTCCAGCCAGCTTGTGTCTTTTTGATTTTTATACTGCGGTTTGGAAAACGTTTGTCCGCCACCATTTTTTCAAACTGCGGTTCGACGTCGGAGAATTTTGCCAGCAATACATCGCCATCGCGTTTAAGCGAATGGCTCCAGCCATACGCAGGTGCATCCGCTTTGGGGTGCCCGATAACAATTGGTACAGGCTGGTGGTTGGATACGATCTGATCCAGATCGTTATGCGTAAAGTTTTGCGTAACGCCATCGGATGATGTTTGTGCACCGGCACGAAACACTTCAATGAAGTCGTCAAAACCTTTGAACTCGGAAACTTTGTGGCGTATTGAATTTGGCATGTGCGCAGCTTGCACGCTGCCCACAAATAAAAAGAGGCGAGACAAATGTCTCGCCTCTTATGAGTGGTGTTACAGAGTCAGATTACAACTGGTTTGAGTGGGTTGCAATGGGTGGGGTGAAAATCGTGTCTCCCCCCGGCTATGCAACCCCATCCAAAACCGATTTAAAACGGTTTGTGTGGGGAGAGTGCCGGTTGCGACCGGCATTGGTAGCGATGTGGGCGCTGAGAGGTGTACAGGGGCGTTTTTAGTCGAGGTTGCTAAACGCCGATTCAGTTTTTTTCTGTTCCCAGCTATTTTCATCTGGAGCCACCATTAAGTCTTTATGGCAATGCTTGCAAATGATGGCCCCTGGCTTCACCACTTCACGGCAATATGGGCAGCGTTTTTTATAGCCTGATTTAACATCCCGTTCTTCCAGTGTTTTCTCATTCACCGGTTCCACAATGGTAAACAACAACCCGAAAGGCCCTAACACTGCGCCGACAAAGAACCCGATGAAGGCATTATTTCCCTTGCTGTACGCAATGTGCGCAGCACCAAACGGGCACACAATCCAGATTAAAAATAATTCCATGATTATCTCCTTGGTTAATTACTCCAGGCTGCTAAACGCTGTTTCAGGTTTTTGCTTTTGCCTGTGTGCCAGTTTTAATGTATTCACGCTTATTAAAAAACGGACACCAATCCAAACCGATTTCTACAGCTCTTGCTTGAATCTGATCTTCGGCGGTTGATGGATGATCCGTCATGAACTTAAAATGCCCATGCAATTTAGAGCATGGGAAAACATACCTATCCACATTTATATCTTCTTTTTGTTCAGGCTCCAACGAGACACGGATAGTGACCCCCATTGCATAGGCATATGGAAATTCTGAATAAGGATCGTTAATTATTTTATAACAATGTGCTTTTCGGTCATCACATGCCGTCGCTTCGAGGTAACACTCAAGAACTTCTTTTACGCGGTATATATTGGTGATTAACTTACCACCAGCAAATACCTGCGTAGATTTCCAGCCTGTTGCATATCGTAAAAAAAGAAGTGCACTTGCAGCATCATTCCTGTTCCTTGCGAACACGGCAAAATGCATAAGCTTATTACCAATGACAGCTTCATCGTATTTCTCAGCTGCCTGCGCCAACTTCAAAGCCAGTGGATATAGTTGCGAACTGGTTTTGCTGAAACTCACTGCCATTAAGTGAGCGGTTGATTCACTCAGCATATCCAGCTTCATGGTCAACTGGTTATTCATTTTTAGGTACAGCTTTCTTGCGCATGGATTTATTGGTGCCTGCTCTACCAGAACGCTCAACTAATGCATCCATATACCTCTTTAATAAATCTTGATCGTTATCATTCAACGAGTGGTAGTCATTTAATAGTTTCAATTCATCAGGTTTTATAAGCATAGGCACAGCATCTTCCGATTGTTCAGCAATGATTCTATAAACATCTGCGCCCGCGATTTCAATTTTGTGCAGATACCTGGAATCAGGCGCACGCCTGCCGGATTCGTAATTTCTCTGTGTTTGCACCGTTACGCCCCCGGCAGCCGCGAACTGCTCTTGGGTCATACCGAGCTTCTTCCTTTCCTCCTTGATTCGGGCGCCGTATAGAAACAATATTTTCTCTTTATTCATAATATCCGTTGACAACAGAAACAATCGTTTCTATTATCCCTATCACGTTAGAAATCTAAACCTTACAACCCATAAAAAGGCAGCTCTGCAAAGCCGCCTAGATTAAGGAGTCCCCATGCATCGGGCAGACATCAACGCCAGCATTTACAAGGCTGGCTGGACACAAGTCCGCATTGCCAAGCACCTGGGCATTAGCAGCGAAGCTGTTACCCAGACCATTAGCAGTGCGGCTTCCTCTTACAACGTAGCCTCCTTCATTTCTTCCATTACCGGCATTCCCCTGAACAAGCTTTGGCCGGATGGCCGCTATGCCAACCGGCCAAAGCGCACCCGGAGAGCTGCATGACGGTACGTAAATCTCTTGCCGCGGCGCTGCTTAAAGCAGCTCAAAACCTCGACCCACCAATGCGGAAAAAACGCAGCCGGGCTAACCTAAAACATAGGCGGTCGCACCAGCCTCAACCCGCAGGATTTTACCTGCAGCTGGGTGCGCTGGCGCTGCCAGTCTGGTGGGACGCATTTTTTCCGGCCAATGTTCTTGTGCATGCCGACGACCTATTAAAAGCAACCGGTATTGCTCCCCGCCTTGAGCCGCCTTACTGGCACTGCAAAGACTGGACCCCAACCTGGAACCGCCTTGGATATTACCGCCTGGATGATATCCCGGCTGCCATAGCCTCTGATGACATTGTTTTAATAGAAGCCTGTGAATCTGTAACACGACTCATTAATAGAACCTTTCAATGGCCATACAAACCGGATGATTACCCAAGCCGGAATGCCATCACCGCTGCTCTTAAAAATAACTGCTACATCGCAACCATGGTACCAGTGGGTTACGCCACGGATCACATCATAGCAAACGCGGGGGCCGGAATCAGTGGCTAAAACCCGTAAATCTTTTACCCCCATTCAACCCGATTTGTTCCAGCAACTGGCAGAAAAAACTGCACTCGAAGCGCTCACCGCGCAAGACCTGGACATAGAGCTGGAGTTAATGGGTGCCGTAACCCACGCCATACGCGAAGCCAAAAAAACCGGCCACAGCCGCGAGCGCATTGTTGAGCGCATGAACCTGTGCCTGCCCGATGCCGATGAACGCATAACCCTGCGCCAGCTCAATGCCTGGACAGCCGCCAGTAAAGAACACCACCAGTTTCCCGCCCGTTACATACCCGCCTTTTGCTGGGCCACCCAATGCCTGCAGCCGTTGTTGATATTGGCGCAGTGCATTGGCTACGACCTGGTTGACCACCGCGACCAGATAGCCGCCGAGCTGGGCAACAAGCAGGTAGTAGTGGCCAGAACCCAGCGGGAGATACGGCAGCTGCGGGGCATGCTGGGTGGGTGAATAAATTCAAATTCCGCAGCGCTGCGGAATTTAGACAACCGTCTTACTAATGAGGAACAACGATGACAACCAAGGCACTTTCACTTCCAAAACACATAACAACATTTATTAACAAGATTGAGTTAATGCCGGTCAACGAGTTAATTCAGCTGAGTGACGGAGAACGCATTAAACAAGCTGCAATTGGCAATGCCATGGAACTGGCTGGCCGTTTGTATTCGGGATACGCGTTGCTTGGCCTCAAAGAAAAGATGGGGTATGGCAATTACATGGCCGCGTTAGTTAAGTCCGGCAAGTCACAAGACACGGCAGAACGCGATATTAATCTGGTGAAACTGGCAATGCGCACACCCGCAAATGTTTGGCCAGCGTTATCCGTTATTCCGCCATCCAAACTTTTGTTGATGAGCTCATGGTCTGACGAAGAATTGCAGCATTTTTTTCAAGGTGCCATGGTGCGCGGCATAACGATGGAGGCCGCCCAATCTGAACCGCTGCGTGAATTGGAACACCGCATTAAGGCGAGCCGCCCTGAAAGCGAACTCGAAAAGAAACTCGATACGCTCGATAAAAAACTGGAAACTGCACACCTTGAAAACATCGAGTTAAAAAAGCAACTCAAAAACAAAACCCGCATCACGGCCTTTCCTGAATTTGTTGAAAGCGCACGCCATGAATCCACCATGTTAGCGGAGAAAGCAAACCTCTGTTTTGATGACATTGAAAAGCTGTATCAGGAATTGGAAAACATGGGCCGCCAGAACAATGGCCACGATCCGGATTACACACGCCACTGGAACATTGCAACCACCACGCTTTACCACAACTTCAAAGGTGTTATTGCCCGCGCCCTGAAAACACTCATTGAACTTGACAACACATTGCCTGAATCCGTAACCGGCCCGATATCGCCTGCGTATTACCTGGAGGCAGGTGAAATCACTGCTGCCCTTGAGCAACGCGAGTTGTTGGTTGAACAACATACACACGAAGCGGTAATGCGGAAGAACCAGCGCGAGATGAGCAAGCCGCGTGGTCGCGGACGTCCTGCTAACAAAGGCGACGCCAAATGAGTTTGATAGCCCTGCGTCCTGAGAATGCGTGTGTGATTGCAAAGCACAGCACCACGGAGTGGGAACGCTTGCCGCAATCACAACGTAAAAAAGCGTTGATGATTGAGCGGTTTTTACAGCAGATCTTGAACGACATTATTAACGGCACGCGCATTGCTGTCAGTGTTGAATTAATGCTGGCGAGAATTAATGCCTGCGTTGCGTCAGATGAACTGTGTGTGCTGGCCGCACAACTTGGCAGAAACGGTAAACCACCCAGCCGTGCAACCATTTTCCGCTGGGTAAACAGTTACCAAATGCAGGGCGTGGTTGGCGTAGTGAGCAAACGTACCGGTCGCCAACGCAAAGCCTACGGATGGGAAGCGCGCGCATTGTACTGGTATCAAATGCCTAGCAAGTTAGCCATGGCAGCGGTTGCTGATTTGTTGGTGCAGGAAGGTTTTGCCAACGCAACCGAATCGCGTGTTACGCATTACTTGAAATCACTGCCGCACGATGTGCTGAACAAAAAACGCGTTGGCCATAAAACATACCGCGATGCGCACATGCCATTTAATCGGCGTGATACCAGCGTGTTGCCGGTGGGCTGCATTTATCAAGGTGATGGCCACACCATTGATGCGTATCTGGCGCATCCGCTTACCGGCAAACCCTGGCGCCCAGAACTCACCACATGGATTGATATTGCCAGCCGTTATATTGCGGGTTGGTATATCAGCCTGAGTGAATCCAGTATTTCAACGCTGTTCAGTTTGTCGCACGCATTGCTGCTGCATGACCATGTGCCTGCGATGTTGCACATTGATAACGGCAGCGGCTTTCGTTCAAAAATGATGAACGATGAAAGCACTGGTTTTTATTCTCGCTTCAACATGCAAACCATGTTCTCGATTCCTGGCAACGCGAAAGGCAAAGGCCAGATTGAACGATTCCATCGCACCATCCGCGACCGCTACGACAAAACGCTGGAAAGTTATTGCGGCGACGATATGTCTGGCGATGTGTTGCGCAAGTTACTGATTGATGTAAACCGTGGCGTGAAGAAACTGCCAACGCTCGACACCTACATGCACGGCTTTGCCAATTTTATAACGGCTTACCACAACAAAGTTCACAGCGCGTTAAATGGGCAAACACCTGCGCAGTTATGGGCCGCATTACAACGCACACCCGTTGTTGTGAAACACGATGCAATTGTGCGCCCACGCATTCAGCGCAAGGTTACACGTGGAACGTTGACACTGTTCAGCCGTGAGTACCGTCACGCAGAATTAATTCGTTACAACACTGAAACATTGTTGATTGAATACAACCTGCACGACGACTCTGCCGTGCGCGTGTTAACCGATGACGAGCGATTCATTTGCGACGCCGCGCTCACGCAGCGCATGCCGTATGTGGCCGAGAGCCGCATTGCCGACATGCAACAAAACCGCCTTAAGGGCCAGTTAAAACGCCTTGAAAAACACGCTGATGAAGTGCGTGAACGTGCGCGCATGAACATCGATCACGAAGCTTATGTGGCAACGCTGGATACCGGCGACATACCACTGGCGCTGCCACAAGCCGAATACAACCTGGTTGATGATTTGTTACACGACGTACCCGATTCAGCAGATGTCATAACGCTGGATATTACCGACACCGATTATTAACAACAAAAGGATAACAACATGGCAGACGCAAAACGTGAACACACCCAAAGCAAAACCGAAATCCCAACAGAGTGGAATGAAAAGTACACGGAGGAAGATAAAGCCAAGGTGCTTGAGTTGATTGCCTGGATTAACGAAGGGCAGTCGCACGAGCCGGGTTATGCCAACCAGCGTTCGCAAACCAAGTTAGCCACGGCGTCTGGCATTAGCCCGTCATCTGTCAACACCATTATTTTGGGCAAGTATGTTTCGCCACCGGGTAAGCACCTGGATAAATTACTGGACACGGTACGCCGCCAGTTGCTGCGTGAAAAAGAAAACGTGGGCGATAACCCGTTTGTTGAAACCTCCATCTTCCACGCCGTAAAAGCCGCCTGCCACCGCGCGCACATGTATCGCTCGTTCTCGGTAGTGAGTGCGTATGTGGGCACGGGTAAAACATGGGCGCTAAAACAATATGCCATGCAACACCCAAACTGCATTTTGGTGGAAGCCACCCCAGACATGAACAGCATGGTGTTGCTGCGAGAACTGGCTGAAAAGTGCAATGCCATTATTCAAAAAAGCCACCGCTACAGTCGCGGTACTAAAAGCGATTTGATGGATGGCATTGTGCGCACGCTCAAGGGTACCGACAAATTGTTGATACTGGATGAAGCCGACAAGGTGAGCACGCAAACACTGGAGTTTGTGCGCCGCATTTCAGACATTGCAAAAATCGGTGTGGTGTTGTGCGGTACCGAAATGTTGCAACCCATGATTAAAGACCCGCGCGGTCGCTTCGGTCAAATCTCTTCACGCGTATTGTTCTGGCCACCGGTGGCCAAAATGATTTCTGCCACCGATGCACGCAAGCTGGTGGAAGCGGCGCTGGGAAATGAAACAGAACTCACGCCGGAAATTCACGCCGCGTTTTACGAAATGTGTGATGGCTCGGCACGTGTACTGGCACGCAGCCTGGTGACGGGTGTGCGCGATTACGGTTTGCGTAAGGGCCACGCCATTACACCGGAGCTGATCATTCGCATAGGTGAAGAATTGCTGGGCTTTAAGCGCCCGGCACGGAGGCCGACATGAGCATGAAAACATACAGCGATGAGTACATAGAGTACTACGCCGATTTGTACCAGCAATACGATTTTAAATGCCAGTTGCACCGCCGTGGTATTCGCTTTGAAGCCTTTTTGGCCAACCCGGAATACCTGATGAACAAGATGGACGAAATCTACGGCGTGATGATTTTGATTGATAAGCACGAACTGGCCATTGATAAGTTGCCGGGTGGTGGTGTGCGCTATGGCACATTTGTGCAGGACATGAAGCACCATTGTTATAAACAAAATCGCAAACGTGGCGATGGGAGACTGCAAGCATGACACCGATCGTAGAAACTATAACCGGAAAATTTGTGCACCTGCTGGAGCCAGAAGTATCGAGCATTGTTCTGGAAGATATTGCGTACCCGTTAAGCCGCATTGCACGTTACAACGGCCACACACTGGGAACATTTCAGTACAGCGTGGCACAGCATTCGCTGTGGTGCGCGTGGATTGCGCAGAAGTACTTCAAAACTGCGCCTGCAACTACATTGAAAGTGTTGCTGCACGATGCGCACGAAGCCTACACCGGCGATTTGATAACACCGCTCAAGAGACAGCTGCAGAGCATTGATGACATACAGGCGCGCCTGCAGGCGGTAATACACCAGGCACTGAATGTGCAGAGCTGCAATGACGATGAGTTGGAAGTGATTTCAATTGTTGATGGCTGGGCCATTGCCGTTGAATCATTTTATTTGCGGAACAACCGTGGCAAGCATTTAGATGTGCCAATGCCTGAAGATAAATTGTTTAAGGTATGGGGTGAACCGGTTGTGCCCATGCAGGCGTATCGCATGTTTATTCATGCATACATGCGATTGTCTATTGGCGAAGAGATGTTATCGCCATGCGCGTGATGGTGAACTGCCCAGCGTGCCTGCATGAGTTTGATTTAGAGCAGGCGCGTAACGATAACGACTGGCGTGATTTGGTGCAGGTGATATTGCGCTTGCCGGAATGTGTGCACAGGCCGGTGTGGCAATACCTGGGATTATTCCAGGGCAAGCAGCAGATCCGCTCGTTGAAGATGTATCGCATTGTGAAAGAGCTGGAGCCGATGATTAAAAGCGCGAAACTGCAACGCAACCGGTTGGAGTATGTGGTGACCGCACAACAATTTGCGCAGGCCATGAGTTACCTGGTGGACACGCGCCTGGAATCATTAGTGCTGCCATTAAAGAGCAATGGTTATTTGCTGGGCATGCTGGCAAACCAGGCGGAGCAAACGCTAGCCAAGGTAGAACAAAAACGCGAAACGGATTTGCGCAACCGGCAGCCTGTGTCGGTGCCGGTTGATGCACCTGCTGTTAATGCGAGCAAACCTAAGCCATCAAAGGTTGATGAGATTTTTAAGAAAACGCTATTAGCTCAAACAAACAATTTACTTGAAACACAAACCAAACCTGTTATCAACGAGGATTAAACGTCATGGCCAACACAGCAAGCAAAAGTACAGATCAAGCGATGGGAGATGCAGTACCAAAAGGCTATTTGAAAAACGCAGAGGGTCATCTGGTTCCGGAGAAGATGGTTAAACCCATCGACAAAGAGCGCGACCGCATCGTTCGCTCTCTGGTGGAAAAAGCAAAACAGTTGCGTGATCCCTTGAGCGAGTTCCGCCGCGAATCTGAAGAGACCATCCAGGCGTTTATTCAGGCGTCCGCAGCGCAATACGATGTGAGTGTTGGCGGCAAAAAAGGCAATGTCAGCCTGCTGAGCTACGACGGGCAATACAAAATCATGCGCACTTATGGCGAGCTGATTATGTTTGATGAACGCATTCACGCAGCAAAGGCTTTGATAGATGAATGTATTCATCGCTGGGTAAAAGGTTCGCGTACTGAAATCAAAGCGTTGGTAGACCATGCATTCCAGACTGACAAGACTGGAAAAATTAATACCGACCGTGTGCTGGGCCTGAAAAAATTGAACATCACTGATGAACAATGGCTGAAGGCTATGCAGGCTATTACAGATTCGCTGCAGGTGCTGAGCCGCAAAAGCTATGTGCGTTTGTATGAACGTAATGCTGAAGGTGAGTACGAGCCGATTCAGTTGGATATTGCGGCACTTTAACGGGACGTTAACAAGCCATGCCTATACGCCCAGAAAACAAAGCGCGTTACCCCAAGGACTGGAAGTCGATTGCCTCAAGCAAACGGGCACGCGCTGGCAACTGTTGCGAAGGCAGTCCGGATTTTCCGGATTGCCGGGCGGCAAATGGTAAGCCGCATCCGGTAACTGGATCACATGTTGTTTTGACCGTGGCGCATCTTGACCATGAACCTGAAAATTGCGACCCGGAAAATTTACGCGCCTGGTGCCAGCGTTGCCATTTGAACTACGACAAGCAACATCATGCGCAGACGGCTTATGCAACACGTAAGCAGAATGCGAATACAAAAGATATGTTCGGTGAAGGCCAATGCAATCTGCTGGTCTGTACTTGCGGTTGGAAAGGCGCGGCACTTATGGAGACAAGTTGCTTATCGACTGGAGATACTTGGTATGTATGCCCTCTATGTGGTGTCGACGGATCATTCATGACTAAAAAATCAGGAGCAACTAAATAATGACTACACGCGTTGCCATTAAATCATTGGTGTCAGAAAAAGGTTTGTATTTTGAAAGTGGCAAGGTAGAGGTTCGCTTTGTTATTGGCCACGACAACGGACGTACGACATTGGAACAAGAGCTCATTTTAACAAATGACGGCTCAGGTTGGATGGCGCAAATGGTAATGAATGATTTTCCTCGCGAGAAAACTATTACAGCCTCAGCGTGGAAGCTTGCGGATTGGATGGAGCGGATGGCGATTGCCATCAAAGATAACACCTTCGACCAGATTAACTTGAATGGCTTATAAGTCATTCAAAGGAGCCATATGAAAAAACGAATAGCAACACCCAGGCACAAACAAATTGCGCCAGTCAGTATCATCACAGTGAAGTCTGCCAACGGCACTTACACGGCAGCTTGGGATGGTGAAAAAACTTCGTGCACAGCCGGGCCAGAATTGGCAGCTCAACGACTGGCCCGAAAAATATTGGGGAGCGAAATTAACCTGAAGCGCATACCGGATGAGCGTTACGGCTACTACCGTTACCAGGTATGCATCGCGTCCAGTAATGCAGAGAAATGATATGAACGATGAATCAATGTGGAAAGCTGCACACAGGATGGATGCGGCAGCAGACAGGGCGACCCACGCAGCAAACCGGATTGAGGAAGCGGCTCAAAGAATTGCATTCCTTCTGGAAGATGGATACGGAGGCAACGGACTACGGTTGATTGAGGCGCTTGAAAATGCGGACGTTACAAAAGTTCTTTCAGAACAAACCATAACGCCTAATAAAGTACAGGGGTAGACAATGAATAAGTTGATCACGTTTTTAGTTGCAGCACTTATCGCGGTTTCCTGCGCAAGCAACCCCGTGCAACGCTCGAACAAAGCACGCCATGATTTTGCCAGGCAAACAACTTGCCCCTCTACGGGTGTAAACAAATTGCCATGCCCCGGTTACATCATTGACCACATTGAACCGCTGTGTGCCGGTGGTGCGGATACGCCTGCCAACATGCAATGGCAAACCGTGGCGGATGCCAAGGCAAAAGACCGGTTTGAAAAAGCCGAATGCCGGGCACTGAGGAACGCAAATTGATGCGCAGTACCAACAACAATCGCAACCGCTACTATGCGCTGCTGCAGCTGGGTAAAAAACAGCTGTGTATGGATGAAAATACCTACCGTGATTTTTTAGCGGTGAATGGCGCAAAAGAAAAGGATGGGCATATCTCAGCCAGCACCATGCATATTGGTGATCTGGTAAAAGCGGTATCGGTGATGCAGGTGCTGGGTTTTAAACCCACGCGCCAATCGAATGTGGCGCGCATGAGTAACTGGCGTTTGCCGCGTATTAAAAAAATCACAGCACTGTGGTGCGCACTGGCCGATGCGGGTGTGGTGCATGATCGCGGTGAGGCGGCAATGGAAAGGTTTTGTGTAAACCTGATGCGCAGTGATCATTTGCGCTGGGCCACCACGGCAGAGTTGAACCAGTGCATTGAAGCGCTGAAGAGCTGGGCGCAACGGGAGAACGTTGAACTGCATGGATGAGTTAGACAACATCGATGTGCGCCTGCTGCCACCGCAGATGCGATTTCTGGTGGAGATTATTGGCCTGCCGGAAACGATAGTGCTGCTGAAAAATAAGGGCGGGATGTTATTACAAATACCCAAGGGCGAGCGTGATGTTGAGAGTTACGATTTGTATGAAATACTGTCTGCCGAATCCATTCAAAAATTATGTGCCAGCCGCTTTGCAGATGAGCGCGTAACATTGCCGAAGGTCGATAAAATACTCGATCAAATCCGTAACATAGAAATACGCAACAGCAAACCTACCACCACCAGGGCGCAGCTGGCAAAGAAATATAATCTCTCTTTTCGCCAGATTCAGCGCTTGTGGAATACAGCGGTTGATAATTCAAACCTTGACTTGTTTGATGATTAAGTGCGAAATATAGATTCACGTTTTGCTCATTAAGCACAGAGGCGAGACATATGTCTCGCCTCTTTTTTTGTGCCCGTCTCCTCCATGCTGACGCCATGGAATCAATACTATCAATTGCTCTTAATTACCTACACGACGCCGAAGGGCGTTATGTAAACCATCCTGCTGATCGCGGTGGCGAAACCTATCGTGGCGTTGCGCGTAATAAAAATCCGGACTGGGAAGGCTGGAGCATTATTGATCAACATCGTTCGCACCCTGACTTTCCTGCTGTGCTGGAAACAATCGTCCCTTTACAACGTGCGGTGGAAAATCTATACCGCGCACGGTACTGGAACATGTGCCGTTGTGACGACTTGCCTGCCGATATTGCTGTGATGATTTTCGATGCCGCTGTTAATCACGGCCCGTTTCGCGCTTCTATGCTGTTGCAGCAAACCCTGCATATAAAAATGGATGGCATTATTGGCGACATCTCCATTACCAGCGTTGAGAAGTATTTAAATAAACATGGCACCGATGCGCTCATTGTGGAGTTTCTGGGTTATCGCCTTGAGTTCTTTCATTACATTGTTAGAGGCGATTCGTCACAAGCTGAGTTTTTGCGCGGCTGGTTTAACCGCGTGCTGCGACTGCAGCAATTTATTTTGGGGATGTAGGCATGATTACTATGGCATTGGGTTTAGCGTCGTTAGTACCGGACATCACGCGCTGGCTGGCGGGTGACAAGGCAGGCAGCGTTGCTCAAAAAGTGATTGATGTTGCCAAAACAGTAGCGGGTGTTACTGATGATTCAGCTGCAGCGGCAGCGATTATGAACGACCCGGCACTGCAAATCGAATTTCAAAAAGCTATGCAGCCAGTGTTGATTGCACAGTATCAGGCAGAAACCCAGCAGCTCGAATCAATCAACGCCACCATGCGCGCGGAATACGCTAGTAACCGCTGGTATGTTGCATCGTGGCGTCCAACCTTTGGTTACATTGTTGCTTTCACCTGGCTGCTGATTATGGCCGCCATTGCGTATGTGATGGTGTTTAAACCTGACCAGGCCGCCGCAACCATCTCTGCTTTATCTGCACTGTCGTTTATGTGGACTATTGCGCTGGCCGTGCTGGGCATCAGTGTGCGCGCGCGCAGCAACGATAAACAAGTTGCTGCCGGTTTAACGCCGGTGAGTTTGCTTGGCTCTGTGACAGATCGGCTGTTGAAATAACACGGATGGCCACACCCGATTTATACGATGCAGCCACCATTCTCGAAGAAGCCGAGCGCGAACGCATTTTAAAAGCGCACGCGGATCGCCCGCGCGAAGCACCGCTGGTTATTAAAGGTGTGCGGTTATGTGTGGATTGCCAGAACAAAATTGATAAACAACGCATACAGGCCGTACCGCATTGTGTGCGTTGTTTTGAATGCCAGCACTATGACGATAAAAAACGAGGTTTGCGCTAATGGCCAACAATGAACAGATATTTCAAAAGCTGGGTGAGCTGGATGCGAAGGTAGATATTTTGCTGGAAAACCAGAAAGACCACGGCGAACGTTTGCGCGAATCCGAAATCAAGGCGGCCAAGAACGGTGCGTACACAGGCGGCATTGTTGCTATCGCCATTGGATTTATTAAAGACACGATAAAAATGGGGCCGTGATTCATGGCATACCCAGATGAAATGCGGTTGGCGGTGCGAAGGAGTTATGTGCATGCGCGTATGAGTTTGCAAAGCGCTGCCGACGCAAATGATGTGAATTACCAAACTGCGCGTACATGGAAACGTAAATCACAGGAAGACGGTGACGATTGGGATAAGGCGCGCGCCGCTGCGCGTATGGCTGGTGGCGCTATTGGCGACATGACTGCCGAAGTGCTGGAAGACTTCGCGTTGTTGTTTCAGGAAACCATTGGCGATGTGAAAGACGGCGATTACACAGCGCTGCAAAAAGCGGAAGTGATTTCTCGTTTGAGCGATGCGTACACCAAAACCATGAAGGCTGCAGGCAGCGCTAACCCGCGCATTGCCAAGCTGGCGGTGGCGATGCAGGTGATTGAAGAATTCGCCAATTACATCCGCAAAAAATCACCGCAGGATTTGCAGCGGTTTGTGGCACTGCTGGAACCGTTTGGGCAGCACATTAGTAAAGTGATTGATAACGCATAAGGGGAACACGATGGATAACCAACACCGCAAAATTAAAGGCTACCGCGAACTGAGCCAAACCGAAATCGATTTGATGAATGAGATCAAAACGAAAGGTGCAGAGCTTGATGAACTGGTTGCAAAGATTCGTTACGCAAAAGATACCGACCAGCGCTGGGTCAGTATTGGTGCAACCGATTTACAAACCGGGCTTATGGCGCTGACACGTGCTGTGGCCAAACCGACATTTTTTTAATGGCGAGTGAACAGTACATTCTGGCGGTACTTTTGATCAGCGCACTGTCAGCGTTAAGTGGTTGCACATCGCCAAGCGATGCCATGCGGGCACTGGATGCTGAAGGCATGACAGAGATTACGATCACGGGTTACGACTACTTTGCCTGTGCCGAGGATGATTTTTATCGCACCGGCTTCATTGCAACCAGTCGTGAAGGCAAGCGCATTTCTGGAACCGTATGCAGTGGCTTTTTATTCAAGAACGCGACGGTGCGATTTTGAACCAGGTGCGAACACATGCTTGAACGTGAATTCCTATCTGAACTAGAACAACTGTCAGTTTCACTGCGCCAGAATATTGAGGCGTTCGAAGCCGGTTTAGATGATTCGCCTGCTGCTATTAAAGAGCGTCGCCGCCGTGTATTGCATGGCGACTTTGAGTTTTTCGCTTACACGTATTTTCCGCACCACATTCGCGGTGAGCCATCTGCATTTCAGTCACATTTTTGCAATCGATTTCCGCAGCTGTTATCACAAAAGCAAGGTTGCCGGGAATGGTGGGTAGCACCCCGTGGTGAGGCAAAATCGTCTCTGCTAACAAAAATTGGGCCAGTGTATCTTGCTGTGCAAGGCTTGTTACAGCGCCCAGAGGTGCGTGAGGAAGTTGGCATCACAACCATTCCTGAGTTTCTGGATTACGTGGTGTTGCTGGGTGCCGAAACAAAGCTGCCAACCAAGTTGCTGATGGTAGTTAAAACCGAGCTTGAATCTAACACCATGCTGCGCATTGATTTTCCGGATGTGTGCGGCCCTGGGCCGGTGTGGAAAGTGGGTGAGTTGGTAACGCGTACCAATGTGAAGGTAGAACCATTCGGTGCCGAGCAAGCGACCCGTGGCACTTTCCATGGTTCTAGCCGCCCAAAGGTCTTGATGCCTGATGACATCATTACAGACAAGGAGGCGAAGAGCCCAACCGAGCGAGAAAATCGCTGGAACTGGTTGGAGGCGGCAATTGATTATCTTGGCCCGACTGATGGCACAGTGAAAATGTGTGGAGTGGGAACCATCTTAAATAAAGACGATGTGATCAGCCGTGCTAAGCACAGCATCGGTTACATCGTGCATCACTTTAAAGCCATTGAGGTATTTCCCACTAACATGGACTTGTGGGAACAATGTGCAGCGGTGATGTTGAATGAAGATAAAAAACATCAGGCGCAGCATGGCGACCTGGTTATCAACGATACAGACTTGCCGAGCTATAAGTTTTATTTAAAACACAAAAAGCAGATGGACAAAGGTGCCGTCATATCCTGGCCTTCGGTGCGCACGCTGTATGGCTTAATGCGCCAGCGCACCAAGAACAAAAAAACTTTTGATACGGAAATGCAGGGCGATGCACGCAGTGATGATGAGAAGGTCTTTATCAACATCCAGTTTTTTGTCTCACGCTTAAAACACTGGATTTATTTTGGTGGCTGCGACCCCAGCATGGGCAAGAATCAAAAGTCAGACCCCAGTGCAATACTCGTAGGTGGCTGGGATACCGAGAATAAAAAGCTTCATGTGGTACATGCCGATAGCAAGCGCCGGGTGCCGAGTAAATTATTGGGCGATTTAATTGCCGTACAAGCCGAGTTCAAGTGCTTTTCGATCGGGTTTGAAAACAACAGTGCCTTTGAACACATGCGTGGAGATTTCATGGATCGAGCGCTGCGTGATTACGAAACATCACTACCTCTGCACGGGGTAACAGCCACGGTTGATCCGGTGATTCGGATTGAGTCGCTGGATCATTACATTAACGATGCCTTTAATCCGCGAATTTTATTTGATCCCGGGTTGTTGAAGCTGCTCGATGAGCTCGATGACTGGCCAGAAAAACAAAGCCACCATCACTACGATGGCCTGACAGCGCTTGAAATTTTATGGCAGATCGCATCAACACGCGCCGGTGGTTTGCCGCGCATTGCATTGGGTGGCCAGCGTAATAACACGGGTGGCCGCCATCAACATAAATTCCGAGGTTACTGATGGATAACGCCGACATTAAAAAAGCCAGCAAAGGCACATTGAAAAATGAAATTGCATCACGCAGCAGCGACCCTAATTTTTATGGTGCGTTGTCATTCCTGCCCAACCCGGATGTGGTGTTGCGCAAGATGGGTAAATCACAGGAAGTGTTTGATGCCATTGTGCTGGACAGCCATGTGATAGGTGATTTGCGATCTGTTCGCTCTGGCTTGCTGGGATTTGAATGGAAACTGCAGGCTGGTGGTGAACGGCCTGCAGATTTACAGGCATTGGAATTGTGCCAGAAAATCATGGATAGCAAACCTGCGCCAGGCATGCGCTGGAGCGACGTGATTTGGAATATGGCGCATGCCGTGTTTCGTGGTTTTAAAGCGCATGAGGTCGTGTGGCAGCGCGAAGGTAATTTTCTGGTACCGGGTAAATTACTCGACCGGCCAAATCGGCGTTTTGTATTTTCTACCGATAATGAATTGCGCTTGCTGACACAAAAAAACTTGAGTGATGGGGAGCCGATTAATGATTACAAGATGCTACTTACCCGGCACATGCATTCGTATGAAAACCCGTACGGAGTGGCACTGTTCTCTTCATGCTTTTGGCCCTATACCTTCAAGCATAATGGCTTTAAATATTTCGTGAAGTTCTGCGAGAAGTACGGCATTCCCTGGGCAATTGGTAAATACCCGCAAGGCACACCGTTGCCGGATCAGAATGCACTGGCAGATCAACTGGCCGACATGATTGAAGATGGCGTGGCAGCGATTCCTGCCGATGGCTCGGTTGAATTGCTGTCTATTAGGAGTTCCGGCCAGTTACCGCAGGAACGATTGATTGATTTATGCAACCGTGAGATGTCGAAGGCACTGACATCACAGACATTGGCAACCGAGATTCAGGGGCAAGGTAGCCGCGCGGCGAGCGAAACGCATCGTGAGCGTGAGACGGCGGTGAATGGATCGGATCGGCAAGTGATTTGTGATACGTTCAATTTGTTATTTGAATGGATAACAACGCTGAATTTTGCGGGCGCAAAACCACCTACGTTTGAGTTTTACGAAGAAGCTGAAGCGCGACAGGAATGGGTTGAAGCATTTGACAAGGCGCGTAATTTTATCAATATACCGGTAGCGTTTGCGCACGACCGTTTGCAGATTCCGCAGCCACAGGATGGTGAAGCGGTATTGCCCGCAGGCGGTGGCTCAACATCACCTGGTGCACAGTTCAATCGTTGCCCACACTGCGGCGATACGCATCAGTTTAATACGCCCGATGCAGCTAACAAATTAACGGAACAAGCAGCGAGCCAGGCGGATGAATTGCTGAAAAATATTGCACAGCCGATTCGTGATTTGCTGAACCGGGTGAACACGGTGCAGGAATTTCGTGATGGCCTGGCGACGATTGCGCCAGAGATGGATGAAACGGCGCTGGGTGAAATGACGGCGCTGGCGTTGATGGTGGGTGCGCTCCAGGGGATGGATGATGCCGGTTAAAATTGATGTTGGCAAAGTGCGGTTCAATGAGGCCATTGATTTTTTCAAGGTTAAGCTGAATCTACCTTCACGGTCATGGAATGATTTGTCGGCCGAGGTGCATGCGCGTGCGTTCAGTGTGGCGGGTGCCACTAAACAATCGTTGATTGATGATTTGCGCCTTGCCACTGAAAAGGCGGTGACCGATGGCATTAGCATTGGCCAGTTCCGAAAAGATTTTGATGTGTTGGTGGCCAAGCATGGCTGGGATTTTAAAGGTGAACATAGCTGGCGTACGCGGGTGATTTACGATACCAACTTGCGTACTGCTCACATGGCTGGCCGCTGGAAACAAATTCAACGGTTGAAAGATACACGCCCATTTTTGCAGTACACGGCGGTGATGGATAACCGGGTGCGGCCTGAGCATGCGGCATGGAATAAAATAGTGCTGGCAGTGGATGATGACTGGTGGGATTCGCATTACCCACCCAACGGTTGGGGCTGCCGTTGCACGGTACGTTCGTTGTCGGCGCGTGACATGCGGCGTGAAAAACTCGACGTTGGCCAGGCACCAACCATACAGCGCGAGGATCGCATCAACCCGCGCACCGGTGAAGTATTTCCCAACGTGCCAGCCGGCATTGATCCGGGCTGGGATTACAACGTTGGCAAAGCCTGGCTGGGCCCAGACCAGGCACTGGGTGAACACATCATGCGCATGCCGGATGACCTGCGCAGCCAGGCATTGAATGAAGCGCAAAAGCTGGTGCCGCATTTGGCCAAAGAGTTCAGCCCGTGGGTGACATCATTGACGACACGTAAAACCGCCTTGGGTGAAATCAAGACGGTGGGTTTTATTTCGGAATCGGTTGTGAGCAAATTGGCCATGCGCCAGCAGTTACCTACATCAGCATTGATCACGGCCACGGACAAGGACGTCATGCACATGTTGCGTGACGCCAAGGTCGGGAAGCACCTGCCCATGGATATGGTGCGGGCGTTGCCATCATCTATTGATGCTGCAAAAGCAGTGCTGCTGGATAAGCGCGACAATGCCCTGTTATACGTGTTTGACCCGCCCGGCGATGACCGCCAAGGCAAGGTGGTGATACGGGTTAACTACAAGGTCAAGGCGCGTGGTGGCGATGGGCGACGTCATACGGTTGTGACCAACAGCCTGAGAACGGGTGGGCTTGTAAAGCGAGCAGATCTGGTTGATGCGGATGTTTATGAGGTGATAGAAGGGAAGCTGTGA